ACGTGCCCGACCACCGTCATGGTGTCGTCGCCTCGGTGCCTGATGATGCGCACGATGTCCCGCCCTTGCCTGACGGCCAGCACGGTGGCGTCTGCCCCGAACCGCGCCGGGTCCACGCCGATCACGACCGGCGCGCTTGGGTCTTTGTACGCCGGCCGTCGCATGGCGTCGTCCACCACCAGGCTGGAAATGAACTGGTCGTCGCCAGCGTTCTGGAACTCGCCGTACACCTCGACGTGCGCCTGTGACGAGTCCGGTCCGTATTCATCAATGATCTGCTGGTAGACCTGCTTGTCCGTGCCCTCGACTGTGCGGGCGTCGACCACCTTGGTCTGCCAGAACTCGCGTTTGCTGTGGAAGGTCTCGTAGAAGTACCCCGTATTGCGCCGTGGGTTGGAGAACGCCAGCCAGAACCGGTTCGGGGTGTTTTCCGTAAAGAAACCAGCGGCGACGGACCAAATAGGATCTGGAATGCCAGAGCTTTCGTCTAGCACTAGCATAACCCCATCCGCGTTGTGTAAACCGGCGTAGGCGTCTGGGTTCTCTTCTGACCAGAGCCGCCCCTCAATCGCCCAATAGCGGGTACCTTTTTTCAGATCGCGCTCAACTAATTCAGTTAGCCATTTGGCTGGCATAACGCGTGTGGCGCTAATTTCAAACCAATGGCTGTTGATCAGCATGGCGCACCATTTTGTAATTTCTGCCCAGGTAACCGATCGAAGTTGGCTTTCGCTGTTAGCGCTAACAATGACGGAGCCGCCAATACGGGTAGACAACATCCAAAGCACTAACCAACTGACCAATGCCGACTTGCCAATACCTCGTCCAGACGATACGGCCATACGAAAAGTATCAAAGTCGATCTTGCCTTTATTTTGCGCGATGTGCTTTGTCAAATCCGACAGCACTTCACGCTGCCACTTACGCGGGCCGTTGAAGTGTTCCAGAGGCGTGCCTTTAACGCCCCACGGAAAAGCCAGCAACACAAACGTCAAAAGATCATCTTTAACTTTGGGCGACCACAACCGCGCCATGAGTTCTTGCTCATCTTCAGCTGAGTAAATTGTGGACTGCATTGCGTTCCTTTTGTGCTTCTTCAACAGTATCGAAATAGCCTATGCTATGGCATTTACCCGCAACCCAAATACGAGCGTGCCATTTTTTAGACGCGGCATGGTAGCTTACGCCTTTAGCGCCAGAAGTGTTGTTGCGCAGCATTCCAGCGTTGTGCATTTGGGTTGACCGAGATGCTTCGCGAAGATTAACAATCCGGTTATCGTTGCGAATTTGATTGATGTGATCTAACTCAGGCGCAAATTTGCCGTGTATATACAGCCATGCAAGCTGATGCGCTTTAAACAGTCTGCCAGCAACGCGGATAACAACGTACCCGTGTTTGTCGTGGCAACTGCAAATTGACCCAGTACGGACTCGATTACTAGTTGGATTTTTCCACCGGAATTGCCCTGTGTTGGGGTCGTAATCGAGCAGAGAGCGCAGGCGTTCCTGCGTTAGAATTTGATGAGTCATCGCCGTCCTCTTTACGGTTGTTGATTAGAAGCCCCGTCGAATTACCGTTCGTCGGGGCTTCGTCTATTGTACCCATATCAATGACTCTGCGCTCGGCCTCGGCCAGTGCGCCGAGGATGCTGATCTGTTGGTTGACGTCCACTGAGATGGCCTGCTTGGCCACCCAGCCGTGGACGTTCTGCAAGATCGCCAGCGCCGCTTTGGCGTCGCCTTGTTCAGCTGCGCTGTGCAACTGCTTGGATGCAAGCAGCTCGCCGTCGGCGCGGCCTTTTTGTTCGGCCAACTGCGCCGCTCTGTCCAACTCGCACAACTGCCGGTAGGCGGTGGGCACCATGCCAGCAGCCAACGCCAGGTTGTCGCCCTTTAACCCGAGCTTGGCGGCGTCGTAGATGCGGTTAAGCACCGCCTCTGTGGCGCGCACTTCGTTGATGACAAGTGGCAGTGAATGGAAACTCATATGTGTGTATGGCCGCGTGGATGCGTGCGCGAATGGTAACGCAAAAAATAAAAATCAAAAAATCTTTTGCAGTGTTGCCGTAAAAATAAAAATTGTTGCTGAGCGCTACGCTACCGTTGGCCCATCCGCTCGGCCCTACCCCCTCCCCCTCAAGCTCGGGCCACCATGCAGTCAGTGTGTGCTCGCTAACATTTGTGGACACGGTGGGCTGTCCACACAAAGCCGCCGACCCCAAGCACACTACTGTATGCAAACCCAGCACTGTATGAGATGCCATTTGTGGACAATGTGGACAATCATTTAGCTGGTTGTCCACATTGTCCACATGATGCGCGGGGCAAAATACGCGGCGCTGAGGGCGCGGGGATTTGTGGGTCATGTGGTGGATAGCGTTGTGGACGATGTTTTGTTTGGCGATGACCCACACGAAACCCGCATGTTTATTGGGTTTGCGCCAGTTGTGGACAATGTGGGCAGCGTTTCGAGTGCTGACTCTTATACCCCCGTATAGCATTCATATGTACACTTACTATTATTTACCTTTTATGACCTTTAATAAATGATTGTCCACAATATCCACAAAGCCTCGCAACCCGCATAAACAGGGCCTCGCCGTGTGGGTCACGCCCCCAAAAAAACGCTATCCACACCACCACCCACAAGACCCACAAAAATCAACACCGCGTCGCCTGGCGAATAACCACATAATTTTGTCAGGTATTGCAGATAGCGCTTGCATGCGTAAAAGAATCTTTTACAATAGACACATCATCAACCCACAGGAAGTACTGTATGAAGTCCACTCAAGCCCAACGGCAAGAACTGTATCAGCTGATCGCTATCGCCCACGCTGAGCGTGAGCGCCGCGACCGTATAGAAGATCTGATCGGTAACGTGCTGATGTCTGTCCTCGGCGCGTGTGTGCTGTTCACGATCTTTTTGTGGGCCACCATCTAACTAAACAGCGGGGCGCAAGCCCCGCACCTTGTAACTGGAGAATCAAAATGCAAACTGAACAATTCGCCATCATCGTGTGGCATAACGATGACGTGAACGGCACACATCAGCGGGTGCTTACCCGTGGTCGTACTGCTGAACGCGCAATGCTCGACTTCGCCAAATACTTGCAGCGCCCCGTGTGGTGCCGCAGCTTCACCAACAAGAACAAGGTGCAGCTCCACGGGCCTGATGGCTTGATCTGCGACTTGCCAGCATTGGAGGGTTGAACCATGAACCATGTTTCTTATGACTTTAAAGAAGGCCAATTGATCCGCCTGTTCCACGGCGTACCCGATGAGGCTTGGACAATTTATCAAGCGCCCACCGAAGAACTGCGCGCGGCCATTACTTGGAATGATCGTAACGGCGATTTTGACGAACTCGAACGAGTTCACATTTTGGAGATCTTCATTCATGACTTCATCAGGGGCTAAACCATGACACGCGACACCATCCTCGACATCCTCGCCGCCGTGCTGATCGGCCTCGCCTTGTGCGCCCTTGTGCTGCACGGCCTCGATGCTCTTTTTCTGTAACCCGTAACCTTGTGAGGAATCACCATGTTTGACGTTCAATACAACCGCAACACCTTTAACCCCCACTTGCGCAAACAGTGGGAACACGCGCACCGTGCCGATACTGTGGAAGCCGCCCGCGCTTACCTTGTCGCCACCCGTGCGAAGTTCAAGAACGAATTCGGCTACCCCTCAGACGTTCAATACCGCATCACCCCGGTGACTAAGTGATAACCCAGCCTAAAGCCCGTCTAGGGCTTTGGGGTGTGCATCTCGCCACCGTGTAACCCGTGAAAGGATCAATCATGAAAACCACCGTTTCCCGTTATGACTTTGAGCGCGCTTTCGTTGATGCAGACCGCAAAGAGAATTTCTCTTATGAGGGCCTCGGGCTTTTATTTGACCATCTTGAGGAGATGGAAGAAATCAACGGGCAAGAGATCGAGTTGGACGTAATCGCCATTTGCTGCGACTACGCCGAAGACAACCCGGACGACATCATCGCCAATTATTCAATTGACGTTGAGGGCATGGACGAAGATGAAAAGATCGAAGTCGTGCGCGACTACTTGGAAGAAAACACCACCTTAGTCGGTGAGACGTCCTCGGGCTTTGTTTATTTGGCGTTTTGACATGAGCGACTACCACATCGCAACTGTGCAAATCAGCACCATTTGGCAAGGTGGGGACTTGTTTCCCGCTGTCATCTTGACCGATGACGATAAATATATTGAATACATCCTTTTAGGCGCCCGTGATGTTAAAGGCGCATGGATTGACAAGCCAAGTATTCGACACGCACCAAAAGGCAACGACCGGGGCGCATACCCAAGGCAAGACCAAGCATTTCGCAGAGCAAACCACGCCAGCCTGCAACACGCTGTAAACCTTTTGAATGGGACTGAATATCATGACTGACGTCTACACCACGCCCATCCGCACCGAGGCAGACGCTGAGGGTTTCTTTTTCCAACTGCACCAGCTCGGGCGGCTGTTCCATCCCGAGGACAACCCCGCCGAGGTGGTCAACGGCGCGTCAGGTGATTGGCTGTTCACCAAAGAGCAGGCCCAGCACCTGCGCGACCGTCTGGACGAGGTTTACGAGGTCATGGACGACCCCTGCGACTACTGCTTGGCCCTGACCCACCCAGACAGCGACCGTGCCCACTAACCCGCACCCAAGGAGATAACCGTGATTGATTTAACCAAACTTGACGCCAGTGATGCCGAGCGCATCGCATACGCCGAAGGCTTCACGATGGCCGCCGAGCTGTTCGCTCGTATCGCCGACCTTGAGGCCGACAAGTTGGAATTGACGCAAGAAAACGAAATCTTGCGCGACCAACTCGCAGACGCGCAACGGAGGGCCGAATTATGAGCAGTTGGCGCGACGATCTCGACCTTGAACACGGCACCCACCCCACCATTGCACACGCCTTGCACGCGCTGAAGAGTTGGCCCTTCCCGCCGCCATCTGGCCCAACACCTTGGACGCCCGAGCAAGAGCGCGACTACGCCAAGCAGCAGCGCGAGCAACTACCCGAGGCCCCGCTATGAGCGCCGCACTAGCGGCCCTTGTGGTTGCGCTACTTGTAGCATTGTTCAAACTATAAAAAAGGGGCCGATTGGCCCCTTGTTCATTTGACCAGCCGCACGCTGGTGGGCGGCGCGGCCTCCACCATGTCCCTCAGTTCCGACTTGCCCATCTCGGCCATGTCAGGCGCGCAGAAGATGTGCTTCTTGTTGTCGTAACGGCGGGACTTCAAGCGGCCCATGTCCACCCATCCGGCCTCTTTGAGGGCGTGCAGGAGCGCAGGCTGCACAATCTTGACGCTACCTTGCACCGACCCCTGCAAACGGTCACAGAGGGCGTGCCAAGGCGCGCCGACGACACCCTTGGAGAACTCACCCAGACGATTGCGCATCAAGTCCACCAAGAACGACTCGGCCCCACTCATCCCCGCCTCGACCATGATGGCCTTGGCCTCGGTCAAGAACGGCGTAGCGCCAGGGTTGAACGCTGCCACGTCACGGGCGTGCAACCAGGCGGCCACGGCCGACTTGCCGCCAGACTCCAGCCAAGCCCAGATCGCTGCGCCTTCGTCGTCGGTCATGCGGGGGGCGTCTGACCAGATGACGAACCAACGCCGATCATCAGAGGGCAGGTTGATGGCCACCCGCTCGTTGGAGAATGCGATCACTTGCAGACGGTTCACCAAGTCATAGGGGGCCAAACCCTTACGCTGCACTGACAGATACTCAGGGGGCGCAGCAATCAGGGGCTTGAGCTGGTTTTCTAGGGCGCGGCGGTCCTTGGCCTCTGACTGGCGCAGCTCGTTAACGACCAGCACCTCGGTCTCCAGGGCGTAGCCCCATTGGCTGGTGATCTCCTCGTTACGCACCAAGGACACGTTCTTTAGGGACGGGCCACCGATGGCCCAGAGGAACGGCGCCCAGAGGGTGTCTTTACCGCTGCCAGGATTACCGCCGTGCAGGATGGCGTGATTAATCTTGCGGTTGGGGTGCTGAACCTTGAACGCCATCACATCAAGGACGTGCGAGCGCTCGCGCTCGTCGGGGATCATGCGCTCAAGGTGTTTGATCCACGGCTGGATGTTGCCGGGGACGGCCAGCGGGCGGGCGTCGCGCCAGCGGTTGCCGTACACCAGGCCATCACGGGCGCAGAGGATCGACTCACCAGGGGCGTAGGTCAGGCCGACGAGCGAGCGGGCACCCTTGGCCTGTCGGTGCTCATCAAAGCTGGTGGCGGCTTCGATCTTGCCGCGCCGGCCGTGGATCGAGTTGCAGCCGATGTGCCGAAAGATGGCGTTGAAGGTAGCGCGGCTAACTTCGCGGCGCTCTTGCATGTCAAAGTAGGCGTCATCGTCTTGCAGGTAGGCGAAGCGCTCATACCAACCCTCTTTCTCGACGCGGCCCAGTTCTTTGCGCTCCACCTCGGCCACGATAGCGGCGGCGGCGTCGGGATACTCAGGCGTCGGGGCCAGCTTACTCAGAGCTGACTCCATCGCAGCGGCCAGCAGCTCCTCGCGCAGGCCAGGGGTGTGCTTGGGGCCACCATTGTCGGCCACCCACTGCAAGAACATGGACGAGTCCAGGTCGATGCAGTGCGAGTGCAGGCAGCAAAACGCCCGGCTGGCGGGCAGGTAGCGGCCCTCGGGGTTGCCGTCGCTGTGCTGGGCTGAGTTGGGGCAGACGACGCCAGCCCAGCCCTCTTGGTTGGGGCGTGAAAGCAGCAGACCGTTGTCAGAAAGCCACACCATCACGTCATCCGTGCCATCGTCCGAGATGCGAATCGGACGGTAGGCGTCCTCGGCTTGGCCAGGCGTCACGTTCAGGGCGGCGCAGATCTGCTCAAGGGTGAAGTCACGTTCGGGATGGAACTCACGCAGCTGGGCGGCGAAGTTGTTGCGGCCGGGCTTCAAATTGATCGAGCCGGGAATGCGGAAATTGCGCACGGCGTTGCAAGCGCCGGGGTCGGTGTAGCCA